ATTTGCCCGCCGCATCCTTGTACAAAACTTTGCAAAATAGGATCATACATGTGACCTTTCCTTTCATATCTATATTCACTGTCTATGGCATGTACAGTCTGATTGTCTAAGGCTCGTATTTTTTCAGTCAGTGCTTCTAAGCTCAACCCATAATATTCGCCTGCTGGGTCCACACGATATTTGATCAAATCTCTAAACAATTCTGTCAGTTCTGGTGGCACCATGTCCAGTTCATGTTGAGGCAATGGTGCAAGTTCTTGTTCTTGTTCTTGTTCTAGTTCTGGTAACCCTAAATCTAGTTCTTGTTCAGGCAGTGGGGTTTGTTCTTGTTCCATGTTATGTTCTTTGCTGACAGTAGTCAGTTAATAGTCTTTCCTTGTGCCAGTCTTCTGCAAAATCGCCTGCATCAGCAAACTCATGAAAGCAAGGTGTACCCAAGGTGTAGTGTACCAGTTTGGCATTGGGGTTGTGGTTGTATTCAACATCCAACCAGTTCCACTCCGGGGGCAGTTCACCAATACGCTCATCGTCCAACCAGGTAAACCTATGCAGTTCTGCACCTGTTGACTTTTGCACAAACTCAGGAGTTAGTTTACGATTGGGGAAACTGTTGCAGTTCCATAAGATCACACTTGACCAGTTTTTGCGTGGATAGTCTTCGTTCCGGCTGCCAAGATATTTTTCAGTCATGCGTGTTTTATAATCGTGTTTGACCACCATGACGTCTTTGGCAAGATTTTGCAACTCCCACAGTTTTACAATGTCGTCACGCAAGATCATGTCACCGTCAATGAATATGGCCCAACCTCGATAGTCCATCAAGTGTGGCACAAGAAAGCGACTGTAGATAAACTGATTGCTGCCATCAGTGTGTGTTTCGTCGTAGTCCTTGAACAAGTTCAACGCCACAGGAATAATTGCCACCGGCTGACTGGCATGTCTGATGATTGAATTTACACATGTATGATATGCAATGGCTTCTCGTGGATCGTAACCCACAAACACAGGAATTGGTTTCATTTTTTACGTTCTATGTCATCTTCAACACAGCGGTCACCGTATTGTATTTCAATCAACTTCAAGGGTTGATCGGTTTCGTTGCACAGTTGATGCCACTCATTGACTTTGATAAATGTATGCTCATGCATGGTCAGTTGACACTTGACTTCTTGATCAGTGCTGGCCTCGTCCAAGGTGTACACTGTGGCTTGACCTTCAGCCACAAACCAAAACTCTGCACGACTGTCATGACGTTGCATGCTCAGGCATGTTTTAGGCATCACAGTGAGTTCTTTGAGTTTGGTGTTGGCACCGACTTCGTGCAACACACGATAGTATCCCCAGGCACGATCAGTCTTGGGCGTTTTCCATTCTGTAAGAATCCATGAACTAGAATTCATCTTGTTCTCGCCACCTACGCCAAAGCGGAAGTCCACATCGTCAAACACCATTTCGGGTATGTTGTCAGCAGTGCGGTCTCCGCCATTGGCAAAGATAAATTTGGTTCTGGGCACAGTGTAGTATGTACGAGCAACACGTATGGCGTCTATAGCAGTGTTATCTGCGTCGTCAAACTCAATCACGCGATCTACCATACGTAAGTTTTCAATAATGGCTCGGCGTTCGCTCATGGGCATGAATGGTCGCCCTTTTTTGCGTGTGAGCCAAGCGTCGGAATTGATGCCGACTACAAGTCTATCGCCTAGTGCGCGGGCTGCTTCAAAGTAGGCAATGTGCCCGGAATGTAGCGGGTCAAACCCGCCGGTGACAATTACTATTTTCATGCGGGTATTTAACTGACGTGGCTCACACACCACCAAAAAGCCACCCAGGCTTCAAAAAAGAACAGTAGCAGAAAGATTTCCATTTCTGCTAAATCTCGCTGCCAGCGCTCTTCATCTGTCATTTCAAGTTAGTTTTATTTCCACTGTGGCTCGTTTTTTGCCGCCAGCATGTGACAACACGTTGATAACTTCAAACCCATCTACACCTATAAAATTAGTTTTGGTGCCTTTGCATCGTATATCTAGTATAATGCGAGTGTTTTCGTGTGAATGTTTTTTCATTAGATCAATGTAGGTCTTTACAGGATAGTGATGTCCACAGCTCAGCCATGAAGTTATCACATCAAACTTTACATCTGAGGGTATGTTGATATCGTTGGCATCAACCAAGTGATAATTTTTTGTGCCAAGTTCTTGCAGTTTGGCATCTAAAAAGTCAAAAGTGTGATAAAAATACAAATCATCTGGCGTTGTATTCCACTTGCCGTAGGAGGCTGTGTTGGACTTGTCAACGTTGTGTTTTTGATTACCATCCAACAGCCATAACTCTGTGTCGTATTTTTCCCCAAACCAACGTGATTCATGAGCAAATCCGCAACCAATATCCAACAACTTGCCAATGGGTTGAGACAAGTAAGAATCAACCAACTCAAAGTTGGTTCTCTTTTTGGCAGTGTATCTTTCTGTGGTCCATTTCCCGGACCATTGTGCAGAGTCGTGTGCGCCTTTGTCTGGATTGTCTATGTAGTTGTTTAAGGGATCTTTTGTTTGAGTCATAATATATTTAGTTTATCAAACTGTGATATCTTCCATGCCTGCTGTGCGCAAGCGTACCACGTGACCCATTTGCCACTGCTTGGTATCCAGGCCCTTCATGATACCCAGCCAACGATTACGTAGCAGTGCCACTTCGTTGATGATGGTTTCAAAGTCCACAACTTCTTCTTCACCGTCCACGTACTTTTCAGCGTCGCGTGCGGTCAAGGCACGAGCATACCCTTCAAGATACTTCTTGAAATGTCGAGTGCGTATCTTTCTCAATTGAATGTTGAGAAAGTTCAACACAGCTTCAATCTCTTGTAGCTGGTTGAACCTGTGCTCAGTTATGCCTGGCAAGGCTGTGATGTTCTTTTCTACCAGGCCGCCAATTTTGCAGTCACGCTTGGCATCTGTGAGTTCTGACTCAAAGTGTGCAATGAAGTCAGGTATGTTGCCAAGGTCGGCGACTACTTTACTGTACCACATGTTCTAACCCTAACCAATCCAAAAAAGATTTAGGAAATATATTGTAACTTATATTTGTTCTACGACTTGTAAATTCTTGTAAGAACACAGCTAAGTCTTGTCGACACTGCTCTTCAGGTTCAGCATCAATAGATTGTAAAATTTGTTCTTGCCAGTCTGTGGGCAACGCTGTTACTGTGTCACGTATGTGTTGTTTACTTGTTGGATCTAGCATATGAATAGCCATCATCCTGGGCTGAAAGGCAAATGCCAATACTTTGATATGTTTGTGAAATTTTTTATAAAAATTTACAAAATCAAAGATAGTTAAATTTGTAATTGTTGCATGAACTATAAAATCAATTTTTTTATCAACAAGTAAATCTATTTTAGCAAGATACTCTTCCCACACAATACCGTAACGATTGAATTCTAAAAATTTTTCTGTATTTTCTCCACTTAAGATTAAACACAAATTTGGTATTGCCTGCAACAATGGTATCAGTCGATCAAATCGAGACGCACTGAGTCCTAATCCTGTATAGATGTAAACTTTAGCATCAGGTTGTAGTTTTAAATCAGCTAAATTTTTTATTAGTTGATTGTCAAGCAACGGCTCACCGCCCGTGACAATTAATTCTTTCAATGTTGGAGCTGCCAATTTTACTTCGTTGAGTAAAGTTTGATAATGGTCAGTTGCTTTCAGATCTTTTTGTCCAACATTTAACAAAACTTGATCTAAGGGAGTTAATCGATATCTGTCAGAATCGGTCTGTAAAGGATAAAAACCATTGTTGTTCAGGTCTCTGCGCCAGGCACTGGAGTATTCCTTGCAGCAATAACTACAAGTCAAATTACAATCACCGCCAATGGTTAAGTCAATTATTTCAGGTTGAGTAATAGGGTCAAGATGCGTTTTAGCCAGGCCATTTTGAGAAAGCCTGGGACTCATCGAACCACGATCTTCAGCAAACCAACAATTTTGTTCACAACTTGAATTACGTTCATTGGCCAACATCTGCTTGCGTTCATGAACGTTGATGTCATCGTTAAACAGTTGTCCAGGATTTTTTCCTAACCAGTTAAAATCCACTTTATGAGGACGGGATGCATGACAATTAAGAACTTGCTTAGATTCTAAATCAATTTTTAAGAATTTAAATTTGTACGAACAATAGTAATCACGGTCAACAGACATCAGTAGTCATCTTCTTTGTTGTAGTTGTCCTCATCATCAAACTCTTCTTCCTCTTCTTCTACATAGTCCTTGTCGTTGTCCAAATATGCAGTCAAGGCTTTCTTGATGTCTGAATCACCTTTGAAGGCATCTCGTATTTCATCTACATCGTGGTCATGATCAATCAGGATAGACACAATGCTTTCAGCAGCATCTATACGATCCACCACGTTGACATATCTTTTTAGTTCGCCCCAAATTTCGCTTGCTACTTCTGCTGACATTTTATTCCTCCGTTGCGTCGGCTGTACTTACCTCAGTTTTGATGTTCTTGAAGTCGATCATGACCTTGTCCAAGCAACCATCATCGTTCTTTTCCCAGGCTTTGCGAAACTTCTTGATAATTTCGCCTTCACTAGTAGTAAACACCAAACTGTTGCCTTCACGCTTGAGCATCTCTTTTTTCTCAATCAAGTCAACAAGACCACTGTAAGGACTCATGCCTGTTGTGTATGGAATCTTGACTTGCACACCTTCAAACGGTTTGGCATAACGTGTTTTCATAACTTTACAGCCGGCACGAATACCATTGACGTCTGAAACTTTGTTGCCGTCTTCGTCCTCTTTCAGCTTCATCTTCTTCATGGCCACCACAATTGAACTGGCGTAGATGAAACCTTGACCGCCGGAGATTTTATCATCAGGGTCAAACATGTCCTGACTTGCATATGTGTGGTTGGTACAAACCAAGCCTACATTGTAACTACCAAACATGTTCACACAGTTACGCACCAAGGCAGTGAGAGCTTTGGGTTTACGACCCAGGTCGCCCTTCATTTCTCCTGCATCAAACTGGTTCACGTCTGTGGGAGTCAACAACATGCCCAGTGAGTCAATCACAAACATGACCTTGGGACGCTCGCCTTCGGGCAGGGCTTTGTAGTCGCTCATGAATGTACTAATAGTCTTGGCAACATCATCAATCATGGCCATACTCAACTTGAGCAGTTTACTTTCGCTGGTGTCCACACCCAAGGCTTTGAGCCAGTCTTCGTCTAGTGCGTTTTCACTGTCAATCAACACCACAAAAATACCTTGCTCTTGTGCGTTCTTTACAATGTTGCCTGAACAGATGTATGATTTACCTGCGCCCGAGTCACCAGCAAACACTGTGACCTTGCCCAGAGGAATACCGCGATTGAAGTCGCCTGAGATCAAATAGTTTAGTGCATAATTGCCTGTTGAAATCCAGTCTGTAGGATCGTTAAAACCGATGCTTAGTCCATCGATTGATTTTGTAATTTCTTTACGGAATTTTGAAACGTCAAAGGGTTTGCCCATGAATCACCTATTATTTTTAAAGAACACAGAGGGGGTCCCCCTCTGTGTGATTGCTGTCAATTACTTGGCTTGACGGCTACGGATCATGGCCAGGATATCCTGGGCGTTTTGTCCCGAAGCTGCAGGCTTGGCCACTGGTGCCACTGCTACAGGTGTGTCGTCTTCGTCAAAGTCACTTGCGGGTGCAGGTGCTGCCACTTTGAGTGCAGGCTTGGCTGCTGGTGCAGGAGTGTCCTCATCCGCATGTGCGGCTCCGGCACCACCAGGTGCTTGTACACCAGCAGGACGGAAGTACTGGCCCCAACGTTCTGTGTCGTAAGGTTGTCCATCCACTGAAGCTTCAAACATCTCTTTGATGACCTTGAGTTCAACGTCGCCGGGTTTCTTGGGCAGGAATGTGCTCAAGTCAAACAAGCCATGTGTAGCAATGGCCGCTTGTTCGGCTTCTGTGAGTGCTGATTCCTTACGTGCCCACTTTGAAGTGCTGTAGTCAGCATATCCACCCTTGCTAGTCTTTGACACACGGAAGTCCAGGCCACGCAGGGTGTCTGTGGGCATTTCTTCCAGCTCAGGATCCATCAATGCGCCCTTGATAGTGGCAAAGATTTGTGGTCCGATGATGAAACGGCGGATTGGATTTTCTGGTGTCTTGTCTTCGGCCAAGGGGTTCTCACGTACAAAGCCTTGGAAAATGTAGCTACGCTTTTTCCAATATTTGCGACCCATTTCTTCAAGGCTCTTGTCCTTGAACCAGGTACGTACTTCTGCCAAGATAGGACAGGCTTCGCCCCACATTTCCACACAAGGTACTTGCACGTACACTTGCTTGCTATCCCCTTCGCCTTTGATGCCAGCAAAAGGCAAACGAATCATTGCTCGTTCTTGCCAGAAAAATGTGTTTTTTGTATTTGCATCGGGAAGGAATCGCAGTGTTGCACTTTGTCCTTCTTCCATGTTCCAATGTGGATAAATCGAATTGTCTCCACCGGTGGATTGCCCACCTTTGTTACCCTCTGCTGCCTGTAGTCTTGCTCTGATTTCTGCTAATGATGCCATAGTTTTTTCTCCTTGATAAGTTGCCTATGTTATGTTGCCTATCTAAATGTTTAGATCTTAGTTGCCTGTGATACACAAACGAAAAAGCGCAAACACTGTAGTAGTATATGCGCTTTTTGTCTACGTGTCAAGAGTATTTATATCATCTGAGCAAAGCCAGTGATTTTATTCTTGCCAGAAGTGCATCGCCTTCTTGGCTTTGGGTTTCTTTGCCTTCATAGTAGCTGCCAGTCATTGCACTGTTTGAGTTGATTGGATCTTGGGGTGCTTGTGCTTCGCCCATGCTGTAGGGCATGCCCACTGCGCCACCATCTTCTTCCATGCTGCCACATTCCATCAAACCATGTTCTGGGCAGTATTCACCTTCCATGGTCATGTTGCATGAACCTTCGCTTACTGGCATGATTTGTGGTGCGATGAGATTCTCTTTTATACCAAGATCATCAGCCAATCGACTACTGACCCATTGCGCTGCTTCCGGAAAGCCTGGTTTGTTTTTGGCCACACCATAAGGCATAGCACCATGTTGGTTGTAATAATCAAACAATGCATCATACAAGTCCCGATCTAGGTCACTGCCTTGTCGGAACTGTTCAACTTCATGACGGAAACGGTCCAACAAATGGTCCCAGGTGTTTCTTGTGTCATCATTGAGCACACCTTCTTTGATAGGCACGCCAGCATATTTCAGCATTTCAGCCAGTTCACGATCTTCCACGAATGTAGATATGTTGTCACCTTCTGCCATGTCTTGCTTAAATCGTTGTTTGATATCACGTTTCATGGATCCAACATCTTGTTTGTTCAAAACACCTGACTTGGTAATTCTAGGACTTGATTTATATTGCATTGGATCATATCCCATT